CAACTGCGCGCAGGTGGTTTCCATCGATACCGTGACCAAGATCGTTACATGCTCGACTGTGCCGAGTGACTGGACGAGTGCGCTAACTATCGACGTCATCCCGAACCGCCCTCAGTTCACGTCTTTGCAGGATGACGGGACGATCACGGCAGTCACCACAGGAGCATCTGGGACCGTTACTTTCTCGACACTTCCGACTGATTCGCTTGGTAATTACACGATGCAAGCTGGTGACTGGATATGCCCGGCTACCATGAGCCCGATCCCGCAAATTCCTTACGACATGTTCCCACTCTTGGCGCAGCGGGGAGCACTCAGGATTTTAGAATCCCTAGGCGATACCCAAAACTTGCAGGTGGCCGAGCGCAGGTACCAGGACATGGCGGCGGACTTCGCGCGGACAGTGAGCCCGCGTATCGAAGGGACGCCGAAGAAGATCGTGAACCGTAACACTCCACCTTATTGGGGTTCCTACGGCTTCCCTTTCCAGAGGTGATTTGATATGGCGACAACCGTAAATTACGTCGGCAATAACTACTCGGTCCCGGCATATAACGACACCGGGTACGCGCAAGGGTCTGGCAATTTATCGAGCTACCTGGTAGCGCTTGCGACCGGATCGCTCACCCTCTCTGGCGGATCATTCCCTTTAACAGCGGACGCCAATTTCGGCGGCAGCTTTGGCCTGGTCTCGCTCTACTACAAATCCCGAACATCGAACATCGCATCCGCTGGTGTCGTGCGCCTAGCCAACACCGACGCGATCAAATGGCGCAATGCAGCCAATGACGGAGACAAATCTCTCGGGGTCAATACATCCAACCAATTAACTTATGACGGAGATCTACTAAGTACCGGAGCCGGAAAAGGGTTCGTCTGTACCACGCCTGATGGGACAAAGACATACCGAATTTCCATCGACAACAACGGGGAATTAACTCAGGAGCAGCTCACATGAAATCATTGAAAACACTTCTGTTCGCGTTCGCTGGTATCGCGCTGCCTACTTTGGTACAGGCGACTTCTCCTATCCGCTACGTGCAGATCAGCACGAATACGCTCACGCGTCAAAGCGGGACATTGGTCGTGCAGGGAGCGAACATCTCAACGGCCACGATTTCGAGCATGACGCTGACGAATGTGTCCGTAACAAACGTCAGCGTTTCCAGTCTTACCGCCACCGATGCCACGATCAATCGATCAACTGCAACGTTTAGCAATATTGGAACTTTGATCGTTACCAATCCTGTCTCATCGTTCACGATAACGAATGCGGCGATTTCGTCCGCCACCATCCAGAACGCGACGGTCTCAATCGCGACTGTTACGACCAGTCTATCGATGAACGCCAAAAAGATCGTGAATCAAGCAGATGGGACGGATGCCACAGATTCTGCTGCATTTGGTCAAGTCCATCTGATGCAAATCCCGCAGTTTGCATCTGAAACAACCGGCGCCACAACCGCCAGTACAGCCTTCATTCTGTTCGGTTCAACGCTAACTATTACGCCAACGAGTGCCAGTAGCAAGATCGCCATATTCGGTGTCGCTCCATGTAACGTTGGCTCAGCTACTGATGGACATAGCGTCGCTTTGGGTGTAGGCCGTAACGGTACCGCTCTATTTACTCGAGCGGCATCACCTGCGAACTTTGTAACGGGAGGAGTCAGTACAGCGCTGGTGACCAGTCTGTCGTTCTTTTATTTGGATTCGCCGGCGACGACATCGGCGACGCGCTACCAACTCATGATGGCATCAGGTACCGGGGATACCGCGACATGCGGCGCGACTGCCGGGGCTGGATTAAGCACGTTCATTATGGTCATGGAAGTTAAATAGGGGATCTATGCTTCCAGTCGTACAACTAGACAATAAAGGACTCTACACCTACAACAATCTATTGTCCCAGGTTCCGCCTGGGGCGATGACGATTGCCAATAACACCGTGATCGACCGGCCTGGCATCGTTGAAACGCGACGCGGGTTCGATTTCTACGGTGACGCGCTGCCATCAGCAGGGATTAAAGGGTTCGTGTACCTATCTGAGCTTCTTTGGTATTGCTCAGGCGGTCAGCTTGTCTACGATTCCGATGGTGCCGGTACTTGGGTGACGTACTCCGGGTCTTTTTTCCCGCCTTCCGGGAACTTCATCAACTCCACTCAATCAAACGGGAATTTCTATTTCACGACGAACAACGGGGTTTACAAGATCGCTGGACTCACTGGAACCCCTATGCAAGCAGGAAGTCCTCCGGCACTTGATCTGGCGGTGGTCTCTGCTGGAATGGGGTCCGCCATTGTCACGAACAGCCAGGTGGCCTACTCGGTTGTGTGGGGATACATCGATGATAACGATAACCTTGTCCTAGGGTCGCCGTCCTCCTGGGCGTATCTGACGAACTCATCCGGTTCCACCATCGATGTCACCGTCACGATCACGATTCCTGAAACGATCACCACGAGTTTCTTCGTGCAAGTCTACAGGACCCCAGCGACGGCTTCCTCATCGACTATTCCTGGGAACAATTTCCAACTGGCCATCGTCCAGACGCCGACGGCTGGCGAGATCACCGCTAAAACCATGACGATCACCGATACGATCCCAGATTCGTTGCTCGGAGCGTATCTTTACACCGCTGACGGGCAACCGAACGCCTTCCCGAACACTCAGCCTCCCCTATCGCAAGACCTTTGCACGTTCAACGGGATGACGTTCTACATCAATTGGCAGACGTTGCAGCAGGCGAACATCACACTGGACGCCGTAGGCGCTACTTTGGGTATCCAGGTCGGGGATACGTTCACGATTACGGATACGGGCGCGGCAGGGACGTACACCTACACAGGCGCAGCCGCGAATAATGCTGCGACCCGCGAATTTAAGATCGATACGGCGGGAACGATTGCCGAGGATATCGACAAAACCGCGCGTAACTTAGCGGCCATGATCAACCAAGACCCAAACAACACACTTTGGTATGCCTACTATCAGACCGGCACGAACGTACTCCCTGGATCGATCATCATTACGGCCAGGAATCTCCAATCTGGGACCTTTCATCTGAACAGCTCGCGCACGACATGCTGGACACCAGTTGTCCCTTCATCTGGATCGACATATTTGAGCGGAAACCTCGCGCGGTCCGATAGTTTCATCCCGTCAAAAGTGAATGAACCGGAAGCGGTACCCTTGGCGTATAACACACCCGTCCAAACCGGGAATATCACCGTTTCTCTCTACCGTGGCCTGGCGTTGCAGGATGCGGCGTACCTTTTCTCTAACGCTGGCGTGTTCCGCGTGACCGGCACTGACCCTACGAACCTGCAAGTCGTCCTATTCGACTCCTCCGCCCTATTGGTAGGCCTACAAACGCCGGAAACGCTCAATAACTCCATCTTCTACTACTCGACACAGGGGATTTGCTCGGTATCAAGCGGTGGGAACCAGATTTTAAGCCGAAACATCGAGCGTGACATCATCCAGCTTTCGGCGCTATCCAATTTCACATCCGTTTCGTTCGGTTGCGCGTACGAATCCGACAGGAAATACTTCCTGTTCAGCCCGACGTCTGGATCAGACACAGTCGCGCAACAGGAGTACGTTTACAACTGGATCACGCAATGCTGGACACTCTGGACGCGAGCTTGCGCAGCGGCCATCGTCAATCAATCGGTGAATAAGCTCTACGTGACCGATGGATCGGGTAACGTCTTCCAGGAACGCAAGAATTACAACAATTCTGATTATGCTGATGAGGAGTACAGCGTCACGATCAGCTCAACAGACACAACCCTAGACACGATCACTCTGGTGAGTTCAGCCAATGTGCTGATCGGCGACACGCTCCAACAGACTGTTCTTGGAACACAGTACACCACTCAAGTCACCGGGAATAATACGGTCACCGGCGTGATCACTGTCGAGGATGCCGCTGGGTTTGCGGCGGGGACTGCTGAAGATTTCCGGTCCATTCAGACAAAGGTCCGTTATACGCCTGTCACCTGCGGATTCCCTCAGTACAACAAGAAATTCACGAGCTGGGATTTCGCGTTCGAAAACGCCAATTTCACCGAATTGGATGTAAGTTTCTCGACGGATTATGTGATCGCCCAGGAATCCGTGACTCTGGAACCTCGGACATCGGCGGGATGGGGCACGCTTCCATGGGGGACGTTCCCATGGGGTGTCTCGACATTCCCCGAACAGGTGATCCCATGCTGGCCGACGCTTAATACAGCATTCGGTCATTGGGTTGTTATTGAGCTTCAGCTACAGCAGGCGTTTACCTCGATTGCTTTAAACGGCATCACCGGCACTTACGACATCGGATCAACGAGGGGCAGGTAAATGGCGACAGCGCAATCGAACCTGCCTACGATCCAGCGGCTCAAGTACGAGGATTACGCGCGCGCGACCGGGTGGCAGCAGGCAACGCAATTGCTTGTCAATTCTCTAAACCTTTTCATGACACCGGTTTACGACATTTTGAATGGCGGGGTTAACTACACAAACCTGGCGATTCCGCAGACCTACGAGAAGGTGATAACAGCGGCTGCCACGACGACATTCAGTTTCATTAATCCGTTACGGGCCCTTCCGAAAGCGGTCATCGTCGGCAACTGTTGGACTGGGCTACCTTCGACGCATCCATCGGCGGCGTTGCAAGTCTACTGGCATATCACGGGAAGCACGATTATTGTCGATAACGTCGTCGGTCTTTCGTCGGGAACACAGTACAACTTGACGCTGGTGATTTTATGAGGAGGGCATCGCTATGGCTTTCGTAACTCCGCTCCCACAGGAACAACAAAACCAATTTGCGCCGAATGGGCAGACTACGCCAAACCCCATGGCGGTCCTTCCACCACAAGCTGGCGGAAGCTCAGGCCAGGCGGGTGCTGGTGCCCAAGGGATTCCGTCAAAGGGTACCCCAACACAGTTTGGGTCAGGCGCCTCGCGCCTTAGCGATTATTTGCAGGCGAACAAAGATCAAGTGCAGGAGATGGCTAATCAGGTATCCGGACAGATGGGTACGCAGTTCGGGAACATCCAATCCGGGATCGGGCAAGCGGCGAATCAGTTCGGCCAGCAGGTCCAAAACAGCTACACCCCTACCGACCCCACGATTTTAGAGCAGGTGAAGACGAACCCAGTGGAAGCGGCTAAAAATCCATCGTCTGTGTCTTCATTCCAGAAGCAGCTTAATAGTCAGTATTCTGGTCCTGCCAATTTTGAATCGACCACGCCGTACCAGTCTGTGCAAAAGAGCGTCCAGGATGCCATGCAACAGGCGAACCTTTTGGGGAATTACCAGGGACTTTCTGGGTACCTTCAAAACAACGTCGAGAAAAACGCGACGCCAGGCCAGAATACGCTTGATACCGTGTTGCTCCAATCAAGTCAGCCAGCTTTCCAAACAGTCCAGAATGCAGCGAAACCGTTTAGCGGGCTCGGGGATTACCTCTCAGGCATCACCGCACAACAGAACCAAAGTGTCCAGGCGGCCCAGCAGGCAGCCCCGGCTACCAGACAAGCGGCACAGCAGGCACTCCAAAGCGCAACGGACCCGTTAATTGAGGGATTAAATACGGGGTATCAGACGGCATTCAATAAATCGAAGGATTACAACACCGGATTAAACACGCTGGCGGATTTTATCGGGAATAAGAACTTCGGAGCGTTGACGCCTGAACAACAACAGCAGATCGGGTTTAACCCAGCGCTCATCCCGCTCATTCAGCAGTACCCAGAGATATTCGCGACTCAGGCCCAGAATAATCCGATCAATTGGTCGAATTATTTCACCCAGGGTGCGCAGGCTCCCACACCAACGCCAGGTAACACGGTCACTCCTGAACAACTCGCGCAATACCAAGCGTTAACGACGCTCGGCGGTTCAGCGCCACAGGGTTTAAATTTCTCGATGCCTCAAGAGTTATCAGACCAGTTCGGCCTTCCAGCGGAAGCGCCGCAATACAACAACGTTCAGGCGGCCACAGCTATTGAACAGTCTTACGGGCCTATGTTCCAGCAACTCGCAAAAGCTGGCTTCCCGGGAGTCAATGGTCAGGACAAAGAGAAGATTGTTAACTACATGAACTCTCTGTATGGGTTCCTTAACAATCCGCAACCTTCGCCAGAACCGACGGCGCCTCCGCAAGAGCCAACCAGTCCACAACCAGGCCCCGGATATGTTTGGAATCCGACGCTTGGCGAATGGCAGGACATGGGCGGCGGGGGCGGTGGGGGCGGCAATACAACCACTCCGCCAGTCGGTGGCGGTGGAGGAAACACGTTTTCGAGACCTATAGGGTAATGGGGGAAAAATATGTCCTTATTCGGTGAAGCCTCAAGTTTTCTACAGGGAGGGCGCGATAAACAAGGCGAGGAGGCCTTAAATAGAGCCCTCCAAGCCTACTCCGCTATAAAGGCACCTACGCAGCAGGAGCTTTCGCTGCCGGAGCTTCAGATGTACGTCCAGGCTGGTCTTATGACGCCGGGGCAGGCACAGGCTTACCTACAGGACCGGAACGCTTACGCCGATCAGGTCATCCCCCAAACCGGAACCCAGGCCATGGTCGAAGCTCTAAACCAGCTTTCTTCTACCGCTGAAGCTGGACCGCGCGGTACACCTCTGATGCAAGCGCAGTCTGCCGACACGATCCAGCAGCTCAATAACGCAGTACGAGGTAATCGCGGGGCGATCGAGCAGCAGATGCAAGCAAAAGGGACGCCCGCGGCCATGATCCAGGCGGCTCTACAGAATCAATACGCCGGCCAGGACGCGCAGCAGGCCTACCACAACTCCTTAGACCAGCAGGCTGCGGCATATCAAGCGGCTGTGGCCGCTTTGTCCCAGAAAGGTCAGCTCGGAGGTCAGCTCCAAGGTCAGCAGAACCAGCAGGCGAACACGGTTTCCCAGGCACAGAACGCCATGCAGCAGTTCAACGCGGCGAACCAGCAGCAGGCGTCCGCCCTTAATGCGCAGCTTCAGCAGCAGGCGAACGCGGCAAACACCCAAAACGCCCAGAACGTTTCGAATCAGAACGTAGGGACAAAGAACGCGCGCACCGCTTACAACACATCCCAGCGTCAGCAGGTTTTCGATAACGAGATGCGTAAAGCGGCTGGCATGTCAGGTGTTCTGGGTCAGCAGGCCAATAATTACAACCAGATGGGCGCCGATGCAAAAGACACCGCACTCCGTGGGATCGGGGCAGTATCGAACTTCTTTGGAGGGCCAGCAGGAGTGTCTACAGGTGGCGGCGGTGCACCTATGGGGATGGTCGCTGAAGGCGGCATTCTCATGGACCATGACGGCTGTTACCACGATGGCGGTATCTGCATGGATGACGGCGGAATGGTGCCAGGCGAACCGAATGTCCCTGGAAATTCGCTTCAAAACGATACCGTCCACGTGATGGCAAGCCCAGGGGAAGCAGTGATCCCACGCACAGCGGTTCAGCAGAATATGCCGGAGGTTCTGAGTCTCATCGCGGAAGGACAAGGCCAAAAACCGCCAGAACAAACGAATCCAAGCGATGTGGCGACTGTTTTAAAGGCTTTACGCGAACTTCGCATGGGAGCATCCCTATGAAAATTCGATCACCTTACGAAGAAATGGAAGAACCGGAGCAAGAGATGCCCCAAATGGCTAGAGGCGGGATGGTTGATCCATTCAGCATGGATGATCCGTACTCGGTGGAGGGCGGCGCTTCTTCAACAGTGAAGACACCCCCATTACCGCCACCAGCCGCCGCGGCTATGCCACCAGTAGCACCTGCGCAAGCTCCAATGGACCAAAAACCAATGATGGCGGCTCCAGTAGCTCCAAAGAAACCACTTCCGGGGATGCCGGCCGGCGTTACTCCTGACGATTTGAAAGGATATCTCGACAAACAGCGGTCAGCCATCGGTAAGTTCGATCCAAGCGCCCAATATGACCGCGAAATGTCGATGCAGAACGCCAGGAGCGGCATAGTCCCACGTTTGGCGCAAGCGGCCGCCACTTTTGCAGGTCCTGAATACGCCAAAGCCAATAACGACCGATGGGATCAAGCGATCAATCAGTCGGCAGGTTCGTTTGAACGGGCGCGCGAAGGAACGATGAAACAGGTCTCCGCGAACCAGGAGATCGATTTCATGGACCCCAGCTCGACCATGTCGAAGCTCTATCAACAGACGTTCGCGCCGATCTTCGCCAAGATGGGATATGACCCAGCGGACGTGGCAAAGATGCCGGCGAGCAAAATCAGCACGATCGCATCGCTTGGAATCCAGTTTGAAGACGCTCAGAGTCAGCAGGAATTGAAGCGAGCCATGCTCGGACTTCAAGGAATGACAGCCAAAGCAAACATTCTTAACCAACAGGAACAGCGCAAGCAGACGGCATCCAAAGAACGCGTCGATGCGGCGAAGGATCTTTTAAGCAAATCTGGGAATGCCAAAGTTCTCGGTATCCCCATACCGTTCACAAGCGATGTATCGGGATCTGACAAGGAAGCTGCCTTAAATATCATTCGTGGTCAGATGAAAAATGGTGAAACGCCTGATTTTGAGGATGAAGCATCCGCAGAGGCCGCTGGTTTACCACGTGGCACTGAAATCACGATCGGCGGCCGCAGAGCGAGGGTTAAATAGTGCCAATCGAGTACCTAGACACACCGGCTGCCAGTAAATTCGAGTATCTGGATGAAAAGCCAGAGAAGTCGATTCCTGGATTCGGTAAAAACCTCATGGAGGACGTTAAGGGGACCGGAAAAGGTCTCATGTCGCTCGCTGAGGGTTTCACGGAGCATCCGATCGACACCGCTGTGAATGTCGCGAAGGGCTTACCTGGCGCCGTAGTCGAGGAGGGTAAGCGCCTAGGGGTCGGGAAGCTGTTCACCGAAGGCCCTGTATCCATGGGGAACCAATTTCGGGAAGCCGCCTACGATAAGCCTCTGACGACTGCCCTAGACGTTATCCCAGCAGCAGGAGTGGCAGGAAAAGCCCTAGGAATTGGTGGAAAGGTCGCAAAAGGGGCCGACATGGCTTCTCAGGCCGCCAAAGTAGCACCTGTGGCCGAGGATCTTGCAGCAGGCGCAGCTAAAGCGGCCCCAGGCGCCGCAGAGAAGGCTGCTGGCCCGGCCGCGGCAGCCGAAGCGAACCCGTTGCAGGCAGTTAATGAGTTCGTCACCAAAAAGTACGGGCAGGCGTCCGCGCAGCCTGGATGGTCTGAGAAGGTCGCCAAGTATTTACAGGATACCTCTCGCAATCTCGGAGCCAAAGATATCGGCTTGCAACCTCGCCAGATTCAATCGATGGGGCAAGGATTCAAAGGAATTGAGAAAGCGGAGGCGCTTGTCGACTACGCGCGCGAGAAGGGTTATTTCGACCCGAAGCTCACCGACATCGCCCGCAAAGAAAAGATCAAAGCGGCAATGGAAAAAACCGGTCAACAGGTAAATGCTATTCGATCTTTGGCCGATGAGCGTGGGGTATCTCCGAAGGACGCCATCTTTAACGAGGTGAGGGCACAGCTTGAGAAGGACTACAAGATCGACGCACCGCGAGAGATCCAGAAGGTGCTTGCGAAAATCAAAAATGCCGATCCGACATTCTCCGGCATGGCTGATTTAGCAACTGAACTCAATAAGGCAAAGACCAGCATGAAATCTCTCGCGCAGCATCCGGGACCGACTACAGACGCCGCAAACATCGTGAGCCGGATCAATAACGAAGCGATCAAGGCAACTTTGAACCCAGCAGAGCAGGAACTCTATTCGACGAGCTTGCGTGATTTCGGCGCACACAAGAAACTTGAGCAGGCTGTAGCGGCAGCGGGTCGTCGAGGGATGGCGGCACGGTCCAACCAGCGCGGCGTTCTCGGTCGACTATTTCAGGAAGCTCTGGATCGCGGTGGGTACCGGATGGCCGGTAATGTCGCTGACCGGACAGCGAAAGCCATTTTGAAAGATCCCTCAAAAGTGAAAACGCTTCCGCAATTTTTCGAGGAGTTAGCGCACGAAGCAGGAGATGTACTCGATGAAACTCTCGATATTCCAGGGATGGCGCATGGTGGAATCGTCGACGGAGAATTAGACAATTTCCTAGCCTCAAAATACTCGAACAGGAGATAAACAGAATGAAAAAGTCATTGTGGATCGCCGTTGCCGTTGTCGGATTCAGCGCTGGTTTAGTGTGGGCGGGTCATTTCACCGACCTACTTCCGCCAGCTCAGTCTGCCGGATGTGTGCCAATCGCCAATGGGTACGACTGGAATTGCGCGAGCGACAACTACTCGCCTGGCCCGACATTCTCAACCACGACTGTAACTGGTGGCCTTACGCTGCGTTCCGCTACCGCTGCGCAGTATGACACCATCACCCCGACAGCGGCCGGCCAAATCGGTTATTGTTCAGATTGCAGCGCCTCAAAAATCTGCGTTTCTACTGGTACAGGCGCAGGTGCATGGGTTGTCGTTTCAACCAATACGGCTGCTACCTTAGCCTGTCAGTAAGTTAAGGCCGTGGGCCTAGCCCCGGTCATCGAGTGCAAAGAATGCGGCGGTCCTATGGAAGCCGTTATCGATGAACCTATGGGACGGTTGTATCGCTGCATTAACTGCACGGTTACGAAAACCGTCCTTTTCGATAAGCATCCGCACCGCTTGGACAGGGTACAGGAAGGGGGACGCTATGCCGCCTGATAAACGATGGACGTACTTCACTGACGAGGAGGTGGCAAACCTTGACACCGAGTTCGTCGCAAAGCTGGACCAAGCAAGGCACATCGCTGGGATACCGTTCGTCATTACGTCTGGCTTCCGGTCCCCTGAGAAGAATGAATCCATCCTGGGAGCCGGGGCTGTCGCTGATTCGGCGCATCTCAAGGGGTTGGCAGTGGATCTGCGGGTCGAGAACTCGCACGAGGTCGCTCTCATCCTGGACGCGGTCAAGACGGTAGGAATCACGCGTCGCGGGGTCTATGTCAATCAGGACTTCCAACCGGTCCATGTGCATGTGGATCTGGACCCAGAAAAACCTGACGAGGTGATATTCATCAGGCAGGAAGGGGCAAAGGCTTGATCTAAGGGGGAAAAATGCTGAATTGGATCTTGAAGATGATACCGGACCAGTACAAATGGCCCGTGGCGATCAAAAAAGCATCGTACACGGTCGCCAAACTGGCCATGGCGGCGCTCATGATGGGGAAAGCGAAATCGATCGGCGATCACTTAAACCCAGAGCAGATTGTTCAGGTCCAGGGGGCAGTGGGTGCAATTACGGCCGCTGCACTTGAAGGCATCCATGACTGGCTAAAAATGAAGTACCCAAACGCGGCATGGCTTTAATTGGGAGGAGTTTTGTTTCATGGAAAAATTGGCAATGCGGATCTGGGTCGCCGATATTGAATCCGCACTTGATAAGAAGCTAACCAAATGGAAAAAAGAGAGCAAGATCGAAAACGGAGAGGCCATCCAGTTAAGCTGGCAATTTGAGCAGACGCATTTCATCCTAGACATTTTCTGGGAAAACCATAAAGAGACGGCACAGCTTCAATATCTGGGGCCACGCGTGAGTCAGCGATTCAATTGGCATGGGTTAAATGATCGGACTTACAACAAAATCATAGACCGGGTGGGAAACTTAGCCCAGATTACGATGCACCCCCCAGTAGATTCAACGGATGGATGAGCGCCGGGATGATTGGCGGCAAGGGGTAGATGAGAATTTAGCGAGCCTGAACGCCGGCCAGCGGGTTTGGGAGCGCGAGATGACCGTTATAAGGAAGCTCCTGGGCGAGTTTGACCGCCTCCTACGTGGCGACATCGAAAAGGACACAGATGGCGCCATTGCCCGCCTCCACCAGCAGGAAACCGAAATAAACCTCTTAAAAGCGGTTGTTTTGAAGGACAAGGCTGGAAATAAGGGCCTGATTGGTCGGATTGAGGACCTAGAGTCAGGCGAACGTCGCTCAGAGACACGTTTAAAGCTCTACATTGCGCTGATTGGCCTTTTATCTGCCCTTGCCGTAGGCGCGCTTACCAATATGGACAAAATAGGGGCCTTTTTCGGCTCCAAAACGCCAGACCCGCTGGATCAGATGATCGATAGAGCTAAGAATCCGCCACGAAAACACCTCAAAATCCGCATAAAAGACGACGAAATCCAACGCATAGAACGCAGCGATAATTAAGCCAGTTTTGTAGGCCAAATCGTACCCACACTCTAAAAAGCTATTGCAAGCTAAGAGTTTCTATGTTAAGCTACTAGCGAGAGGGAGGATACATGGACCGAGTGATTTTGAAGTATGACGGAAAGTGGGATTTTAAGACCGGCGACCAGCGCCAGTGGACGATCCAGACAATTTTCATAGATGCGGATGGATTCAACCGGCAATGGGGATCATTCGATATCGAAGGCTTACGGAGCATCGGCGCTGTGCCGGCCGCAAAGGGGAATGGCCATGCGCAATGAATGGGACAACGCTGATGATGATATCGAGTATTCAAAAGAGCTTAACGATCCGCGGCTTGAAAAGATGTTTGCAGACCAGGAACAAACCCCAGATGAGAAGGCGGTTCGGGAATGGCTGCATGAAAATAAGCATGTTTTCGACAAAACGTGGAGTTCGGCAGAGGTCGCCCACATGGCGATCACCTGCGGATTCAAGCCGGAAGCGGTGTATGCCGTGATGTCCTTCTGGCGGGATGCGATGGATGGGACGCGTTTCGAGAACCGGGCAGCTATGGATCAATACTGCTTCGAGATCGCCTGCGAAGAACGGGAAAATCTAGAGAAAAAGCGGCATTACGTAAAGGAATTGGACCTCGGGCCACTATGGGTTGAACTAACAAACAACACAGTTACAGGGGAGGAGCAGCTATGAAAAAACTACTCGTCATCATGCTAATCGCCGCACCGCTGGCCGCTTACGAGAAACCAGGTAACCCGGACCGCTATATGTCCTTCGGGATTGAGGCATTCAAAGGCCAAGAGGCTGGGATCGCCAAAACAGCCGATACCAATGGGGGGACCGCTGGCGGAAAGCTCGATATCCGGTTGCCGATCAGCTCAAACATCACGCTGAACGCCTTCGGCGAGAACACTGGAATCAACAACAACAAGGGGTACACGGAAGGCTACAAAATCGGCTTCGGCGTCAGAATCTACGTGAAGGACTAGGGGGATACCATGAAACTCAAATTCGCTCGCTGGTATATGGAAGTGGCATGGGTTCGGATGAGCAAACTGCGTAACGTCCGATGGCTTCATCACCTGTTCAACTGGGCGTATGCCACCCGGCGCGTTGAGTACCTGGCCGCACTGTTCAATACCCCGCCGTCGCCTTGGCTCTTATCCCGCCAACGCGAGCGCGGTGAGTCGATCCGCTACATGCTGGACCTAGCTAAACGGGTGCCATTGCCAAGCCCGAAGCTGAAACTGCCGATCCTGAGCGAGTATTGCGGGACCTGCGGGACGAATAGGCCTAGCCGGTTCGCCGTCAATCCAGTTCATGTCTTTTTCAAATGCCTGGTCTGCAATACCGAGAAGTTCTATCGCCCTTTGCAGGTGGCCTGAGATGACTTTTACCTTAACTATCGCAGAAGTCGAAAGGTTGCTTCGGATGCTTCGCCGATCGAACGGGTACAACTCCGGCGAACGCTTGGAAAACGTACTGGTAAACAAATTCGAATCCACACTTTTTGAGGTGGCCTAACATGCGACGAAAAATGGCGAATCTCAAGCTCACCATCGAATTGTTGATTATCGATATACTGGATGATGCCGGGTTAGCAGAAGACCGATCAAACGAGATCGCCACCAAAATCATGTCGAAAATAACGAAGTTTTTGATCGTTTCCGCTCTACTTCTATTCCCAGTAAAACTCTTAGCCTCGTGCGATCCACCGTGTGGTTTTGGCGAGAGCTGCATGAGCTGTAGCTGCGGCAGCGGGCCTTGGACCGGGTCGTGTTTATGTTCATCGGTCATGGACGTGTGTGTATGCCCCACAGACCCCCCTTGTCCTACGCCAAGTTGTGATTCTGACACCGATTGCGCGGTTCCGCCACCACCTGTAAGCCCCCCACCGCCGCCACCTGGTGCCTCATGTGGCGATGACTGTGGGTGCGCCCTGGGGTACACCTGCGCTGGCGGTTATTGTGTGCCTGGTGCCAATTCCTGCGAACCGAGTGGCGGAGGATGCGACGATTCAGCCTGTGCGCCCGATGGCCTCACCTGCTGCCCGAATAAAACAGGGTGCTTCATGGGATGTGGTAGCGGTGCGCCTCCCCCCCCACCTCCGCCGCCTCCGTTGGGTCCGCCACCACCTACATGCACCCCTTGGGGTCATTTGGCGTGCGGTGGATGGTGCAATGAGTTCGCCTGCCCCGCTGGTACCCGTTGCTGGACGCGCTCATGCAACCAAGCGATATCTGGGGACCCTGACTGCCCTGTAGATGGCGGATCATCGGTCTGCAATAACTGCATCGCCGACCCCGGGTGCGTGGTACCCCCTCCTCCGCCCCCACCGCCCCCGCCACCTCCTCCCCCACCACCTCCCAGCCCGCCGCCACCGCCCCCTGTTGTCACGTTCTCGTGTGGGGCGAATACAACCATCTGCGGCAAGATTAAGCCCCTGGATGGCTCAGCGAATGGTTTGAGCGGGGTCCTGGTGCAGCTTCGCCAATCAAATGGAGCGATTGTAGCGACCCAAACAACGGGCGAATCCGGGGTTTACAGCTTCGGTCCCCTTATTTCCGGTGAGCGCTACTTCGTAAAACCAGTCCTGATGCGTAAACAGTTCGCGTTGCCAGCTTACGATTCCAAGATCCCTGGGCAACCGCCAGCGAACTTCCAAGTGCGGGGAATCCCGGCAATGGTCAAGTTTACGGGATTACCACCGGCTACCTTAGCCCTATTGCACGCAGATGTGGCCTATACGGGCCCCTTAGCCCCTCCGTCAAGCTATGCGAACGTCTATAGCGCGATGACAGACGCGACAGGCAATACCTCAATTGCCGTCCCTGCCGGGTCCAAGTATTTCATCACCTGCTGGGCGCCTGTCATGGAGAGGGGCCGGAGCCATTATGAGCGGTTCCCTTCGGCCGGCGGGATCTCGATCGCCGGGGGAGCCATTCTGCAACCACGACAAACCGTAACGGGGAGCTGCCAATGATGAGCGAATACTTCGTACTTCGGGCGATCAGGCGGGAAGTGAAGCAATACGAGCACAGCTATCAGGATGTCGTGGGTTATTCCGGCAACTTGGCCGGCGCTATATTGGGACTCAAACGAGCGATGGAGATCATTAGGGCTGATGCTGAGCGACGCGCCGGGTTTTGGCGTCGCTGGACACATCCAGCACGCGCGTTCGATAAGGCTGAACTCCTCCATGCGCTCATTACCGCCTACAACTGTATCTGTAGAAGCGACAGGAAAAAAGCGCATAAACGATTGAAGGAAGTCTATGAAAAGTACAAAGACGCCTTGACACCTAGAAGCTAAGATTATCTAATAGCCTCACTTTAAGGAGGCAACGATGCAAAAGAAACAAGGGAACAGGGGAATGCCGATCAGTATCTACCTCGGAGATCGTCGGTTATCAGACAAGCGGCGCGCAGTGCTACAGAAATTCGCCAAAGCCGACAACCGGTCCGTCTCGGAAATCATTTGGCTTGGGTTTCTTAACGGAATCTCTGAAACATTGCGAAGTGCGTTGCAGGCAGAGGAAGAAAATTGATGTACCACGATTGTCGGTCATCGCTTTGCGATACGCCACACTATGAAAACGATGACCATTCTGACGATTGTCTCTGTGAGCTATGCCACGACCATTTCGATGATTGGAACTCTTGGAATATCTACCCGGAATGCGACGGATGCCTAAATGCCATGTCCCACTGGATTCATGAGAATACGGATTTCGTGGGATGTCCTTTCCCGGAGCTTTGCGACTATTCCAAATCATGCCGGAAGGGGGAGAATTGACGGAAGTCACAGAAGCGCCGGACAGGACTAAGTTTCTTGGAGGTTCGGACATAGCCGGCGTCCTGGGACTCTCCCGCTGGAAAACGCCGCTCTCCGTTTGGTCGGAAAAAACTGGCCAGGTCGTAAAAAAAGACGAACCCAAACTATATAAAACTCTTGGCATCAGACTTGAGGAAGTTGTCGCCGAAATGTTCATGGAGGAAACCGGCAAGAAACTGATCCGGGTTAAAGAGCGCCGCGTGCATCCGAAGTACCCGATGTTCGTCGCCCAAATCGACCGCCTGGTGGTCAATGAAGATGCTGTTTGGGAAGGCAAAACTGCCACGCTATGGCTCAAGAAAGAATGGGCTGATGAGGAGATCCCCCAGGAGTATATTTGCCAGGTTATGTGGCAGCTCGCGATCACCGGCCGCAAGGTGGGATACATTTCGGTTCTCATCGGCAACGAACAATTTCTGACAAAGAAGATCGAAAGAGACCCGATCATGATTGCCGAGATGCTCAAGCGCGCCAATTCATTCTGGCAGGAGTTCGTGATTCCAAAAGTGATGCCGATGCAGATCACGGCTTCTGATGCGGACACCCTGTACGCCTTATTCCCGAACGCAGAGCCGGACACTCAAATCGATTTAGGAGATGAGGGCGCGAAACTCATCGAAGTGCGAAACGCGCTTCATCAAGACAATATCAACCTTGAGAAACAGATCGACCAGGTGGAAAACGAGTTGAAAGCCCGTTTGAAGGACAAGGAATCCGGCATCGCCGGTAAATGGCGCGTGTTTTGGAAGAACCAGAAGCGCAAGGGCTACACCGTCGAGCCTAAAGAGTTCAGGATGTTCAATATCAGGGAAGTGAAGGGAACTTAAATGCGAGATGAGGATAAAGCGGTAATAAAAGCGATGGCCTACGTAGTAGGTGGCATTTTTGGATTGGCTTTTTTGTTGGCTTTTATTTTGGGGCTTCCTCCCGCCTACTACCAGAGCAAAATAACTGGCTACAGTTTTTGGGAGTGTTTTTTCGCTGGCAGTACAGTGAAGATCGCTATTTTAAAGGAGGACCGCAATGGCAAGCACTGAATCAACCAAACAGGCTTTACAGACGACCGAGAAACCGAAGGATTTACGAAACCTGATCAAAGACGCAGCCGCGGAACTATCCCTGGCCCTTCCTGAGCACATGCGGGCCGAGCGCCTTGTGCGGATCGCGCTGACCTGTATCCGCATGACGCCGAAGCTGGCGAATTGCACGCCAGAAAGCTTTCTGGGAGCCCTATTCACAGCCGCGCAGCTTGGCATCGAGCCGATCGCCGGCCGCGCGTATCTGATCCCTTTCTACAACTCCAAGAAAAAGCAGGATGGCTCTTGGCACAAGGTCTTAGAGGCTCAGTTCGTCATGGGCTACCGTGGCCTGGTCGAACTGTTCTACCGCCATGAAAAGTCAGTGATGATCAACTGGGGGATCGTTAAAGAGCATGACAATTTCGGGTATGAGCTTGGTACAACGGCTTTCCTAAGACACATCCCTGCGAAGGAAGACAGAGGAGAGACCATCGGTTTCTACGTCATGGCCGACCTCGGAAACGCGAAACCGTTTGCCTACATGAGCCTGGATGAGTGCCTGGAGCATGGTCGGAAGCATTCGAAAACCTATGACGAGAAAACTGGCAACTTTTACGACGACTCCCCCTGGTCAACGAACCGGGATGCGATGTGCCTCAAAACCGTTCTTTTGCAGCTTGGCAAGGTCCTACCGTTATCCTTCGAGATCCAGCGCGCGATCGAGCAGGACGAAACGAGCCGGGAATATCGAAAAGGGGTGGGGGATATTCTTGACACGCCGTCTACGACCAATTGGACGGAACCTGCGCAAATCGAAGGGAAGAAAACCGACCCAGAACCACCGCCAGAGACAAAGAACGCTGAGCCTGAAATTCCGTTCGGCGATTAACCTAAAAGGGGACCCCATGAAGACATCAACTGCCATTCTGATGTTCGTTGCCAGCGCTACGAGTGCGATCACGTGTCCGAGTAACTGCACCGAATGGAAAGGCAATTGCGCCTGCGAAGCTAAACAGGAAGCGATCCCATCTGTGAAACCAAGCGATGAACTCCCGCGAAAAGAGCAACAGCTTTGCTGGCAAACCGGCGAGTGCTCGGTAGTCAACGTTCCGAACCTTGCAGCAGAAGACTTGGCCATGGATAAAGCCAAAGCTGATGCGGATTCGGAAGGGAAGCGTGCGGCCGGCATCAAATGACCCCTGAATTAATGGCCGATCTTGTAGATGAGATTCAGAAGCTCCGTTATGCGGTGGAGGACTTGGTCAAAGTAGTCGAGAAACTTGGGGAGAGCGTATAGGCGTATTAATGGGTGGGGAGGGTTCCGCGGCCTAGCGGGAACCCGTCAGGTCCTCTCTCCATCATCTTGAATGAGGATAACGGGTGAAATTCCCTACCTCCCCTAACACTCTGGAGGACTGATGCCTTTCTCCGACGATGATTTGAAGCGGTTGAAAGACGAATTTAATCGCGGATTAGTTTTCCTCGAAAGAGACGGAGTACGGATCGACGATGTTCTTGAGGCTCTCCTCGCCCGCCTGGAAGCTGCCGAGAAAGCCATTGAACCTCGGTGCAGTATGTATTGTGGCAATTGCGAATGCGCAGAAGATTATAAAGCATGGCTCAAATCCAAAGGTGAGAAATGACCTGTCAATCCCCCGATTTCTGGACTTGCGATGGATGGCTAGGCTTCGATGACCAATACTGTTTGAATTGCCTGAAAACGAGGGAAGATCATGACCGATAAAACTGACCCCACCGCGAAGGCATACACGATTGTTCAATCTATCGAAAAGCTCATTCATGAATACGACTATGACGAAGCCGCAAACATAATCGACGCCGCCCTCTCCGCCGAATATCAGAGAGGATTGTTGGATGCGGCGAAGATTGTCGAAGGCGAAGTTTTATTAAGTCCAGACGAGTTTGAAGGAAAAGTGAAACTCAAGATATTTGATTTATTGGAACGCATCGCAGTACAGATTTTCGCCAAAGCGAGGGGATTGAAATGAACGAATATCGCAATCTCACTACAGAGACTTTTAAATACTTTGAACTACTTGAATCACAACTCAAAGCGGCAGATGAGCTGCTTGACTATCTGGAACATGCGCGCACTTGTATTCGTTCGTTTTCAGAAGCCGGGGAGCCTACACCGGATGGTGGATATAGACAAAAGTTTAAAGGTAAGTGGTATCAATCGTTGCCTGTTGATGAAACACCCAAATGTGACTGTGGTCTAGATGAAGCTGTTTCTGTTTACGAAAAAGCATGCGGGGAAAGGAAATCATGAATAAATTGCTGTCATTCCATAACGATAAAAAAATAAAAGAGAAATACGTTAATCGTCTCCAGGCTCATGCCGAAGCTGATGAGTTTATCAAGGGACAATATTGGGAAAATGGAAAAGGTTGTGCCGTAGGTTGCACTATCCATTCTTCACAACACGATGCCTACGAAACCGAGCTGGGCATCCCCGAATGGCTGGCGCGTTTAGAGGACTCTATTTTCGAGGGTCTTGGTAATGGCCAAGCCAAAGAATTTGCTGTCGATTTTCTCTTGGCAATACCGGTAGGAGTTAATTTAGAGCCCGTCAAATGGAAGTTCTGCGCTTTCATTTTAAAAGGGGGGATCGATAGCGTTTTAAAACTTGCCATTGCGGACGATCTAAAACAAAAGGTTGTCGAATCCATTCAAGGTGTTCTTTCCCTCCATGAGAAAGCTATTAGAACGGGGCAATGGGATGAGTCGGCGGCGTGGTCGGCGGCGTGGTCGGCGTATAAACGTTACGCCGATGAGCTTTTGAGATTGTTAAAGGACTCTAAATGATCGCCGAACTTTCCAAGGAACCTAAACCATGAACTTGCTTGCGCATCCATTAGTAACGAAATACTTTAGTGTTAACGCCGGATCGATAGAAAAAGAGCAGCGTTATATGGCTGAGCGTATTCTCCAAGCCATGCAAGGTCAACTAAAACCTGGCGATAAAGTTTTGCAGTTTTCTATCCCCGAAGATTCTAACGACGGCTTTTGGGAAGAACAGGAATACAAATACGCATCATTATCGTATTTGGGGGATTGGCATCCTGTTACGCTCCGTCTTCCCGATCAATTCCAGACAAAGCCTGAGACGAAGGAAGAATGCTGTGAATACAAAAAGTATCGAGAGATGATTAAGGATGGTAGTATCGCTAAACTTTGCGCAGTTCATTATGTGGCGATACAAGAGGCCGTAAAAGACGTCTGGGCCCAAGGCGATCCGGTGAATGAACGCGAAGACGAGGTAGAGGAGAAGATTCAAGAAATTCGTAATTGGCATTCGGCGAAACTCCAGTTACCAGAACCAGATTCTATGATGGAGTATAAACTCCGCGAACTCGTCGAACTTGCGAGGAAACATAGGTGAATCATGGATAAAGTCCTCCACGAAAACGTCACGGTCGCCCTTGGAATCGTCTACTGGGCATTTATCTTGTACTTGATCGGGTATTGCAGGAGGCAGAAATGAGCCTTATCGAACATGCGAGGAAAGAAATGGAGCTGGCTGGCCTATTCGATAAAGATTCTGATTATGATGGGATGCTTGGACCAGCAATCATGAAGATGGTGGAAGTCTTTTCAGCCGAGGGGCATTCTGGGATGAGCGCCAGCATTGCTCTTTCGATCTTTGATCGGATAGCGCGATTTAAAGCACTGACACCACTTACTAACGATCCCGGCGAGTGGGTTAATGTCAGCGACTATGGCACCCCCGATGACAAGCCCATATGGCAGAACAATCGAGACGGCTCGTTTTTCTCGCATGATGGTGGGAAAACTGGATATTCCGTCGATGATCCAGAGCGAAAACTTACAACTTTCAAAGAGTCAGAGAAACCTAAATGACCATCGCTGCCGTCATCCTCATCGTCACAGGGATCATCCTGCTCGTCATCTGGGGTCTCGGGGGACTAGTGAATAAGGGGAAATGGGAATGACCCGCTGGATGGCGACGAATTTTTGGTTTTCGACCTGGCGCCTGCGTGTCGCGCAAGCCAAGGAACGCAAAGAAGAAACCCACGGATACCAGCGCGCGGCGGTGATCGCGCAGGCGTTTTATGTGATGTCGCTGGCGCTGGAATCGAAGCGATGATTGAACAAAATCAGTCGACTGAGATGCCAAAATGCGGATCAATCATTAACCATGGGATGTGTAAATGCTATTCCGCTTACCACAAAAAACTTGAAGCCGTTGCACGAGCTGCCGAAGCGCATCGCAAGCGATGTAAAGGCGATGACATCAGTCCCCTTGATTTGGCATTGGAATATTTAAGGGACTCCGAATAGTGTATGGCCTGGATCTATTTAGCGGAATCGGCGGAATCACTAAAGCCTTGGACGGGTATGTCCAGCCAATCGCCTATTGTGAGAACGAGCGATACGCTCAAGCTGTACTTTTGTCGCGTATGCGGACAAGAGACATTCCGATTGCGCCTATCTGGGACGATGTGCGAACACTCCAAAAACGACATTTACCCTGTATGCCCGATATCATTTACGGAGGATTTCCTTGTCAAGACATCTCCATTGCGGGCAATGGAAAAGGCTTGGATGGAGAGCGAAGCGGACTTTTTAGCGAGATCGTACGGCTCGTTAGCGATATACGACCATCGTTCGTTTTCTTGGAAAACTCATCAGAGATCGCTAGTCGAGGATTGGGAACCATTGCCACGACGTTTGCCGGATTACGGTATGAGTTTAGGTGGATCACTTTATCCGCTGGAGATGTCGGAGCTCCGCATTGCCGGGAGAGATGGTTTTTTATGGCGTACTCCAACAGCGGAAGAGGGAACGGGCGGATCGCAGACACCGGAAAAACGCAAAGCTGGAAATCACTCAGTCCACCTGCGCGATCAGCTTGGTGGTCAACCGAACCCGATGTGGTTAGAGTGGCTAATGGGTTACGAATACCGTTCAGGGTGGACCGTCTTAGGGGTCTTGGAAACGCTGTGGTACCGGCCCAGGCGCGGGAAGCGTTCGAACGTCTCATCGGCATCAAAAAATAAAAATCATCGTCGACAGAAATCAATTTGACACCCGCGCACGTATTTAGCATTATGCGCGAGCAATGACGCTCGGATCTTCAAAACTCACCCAATTTTCCCCGCGCCCCACACTCCTATCCGGGCGTCTGGGCCGGGGAATTTCTTTTTACGTTCATGGCCTGGATTGAATCTCACCAGAAATTAGAAAAGAGCGGGAAGCTCTTGATACTCGCGCAACGCCTCAGCATAAGTAAATATCAAGCTATTGGTCATTTACATGCTTTATGGTGGTGGGCATTGGATAACGCCTGTAACGGTGATGTTACGCGTTACAAAGACGCACTTGTAACGGTCTGTGGTTGGTCGGAGTACCAAGCGGAGCGTTACGCGAGACATGATGATGTTAAATTTGACGCCGGCGAGTTCCTTAAAATATTGGTTGAATGTGGATTCATCGATTACGACAAAGCTAAATATCGCATCCATGATTGGAATGAGTATTCATGGAGATATTTTGAAATGATTGAAAAATCGCGCATAAATAGAGAACAATCGAAAGAGAGATTGAAACGCTGGCGTAACGCTCATGTAACGCGTAACAATATCGTTTTAGAAACGCCTATGAAACGCGATGTTACGCACCCTACCATAACCAGACCTAAACCAGACCTAAACAACATCCCCCCTACCCCCCTTTTGGCAAAGGACTATGTGAAACCGGACCGGGAAAAAGACTTGGCTGGATTTATTGTCTATGCCTACAAAGTCGCCAAAGGGTTCTACCCAGGAGATCGTGACTGGGATAAAGCCAACTGGCCGAGATTCATGAAGCCGGCTCAAGAGCTGGCACGTTTATTCAAACACTGGAAGCCTGCTGTCGACTGCCTTGAATTTCTCTCAAAACAATTCAACGATAAAGGCCTCGATTGGACATTGTCGACGATAGCCAAACATGCGCACGAATGGAAACTCAAGCGCGAAAAGGAAGGTACTTATGCTCCCACTGGTAGCCCGAGGATTTCTGATTCTTATGCTCGATCGAGACGAAATGAAAAAACTGAGAGAGCTGGAGGGTTGGTTACCGCAGGGAAGATACTTGCAAGCGTCAGATCTGTCTCGTCTTTTCTCCCTGAAGCCGAAGACGTTGGAAGAACATCGCGAAGCGCGGATGACTGAGCTGCTGAACGAATGGGAAAAAATGAACTGGAAAAAATCGCAGATCGAAAACGAAGCCCACGACAAAACCTGCGGGAGCGGCTTGTGTAAATGCCGAACACGCCAGCAGGAAATTTGGGAATGGGACGACTTCATCAAAAAAGCATGGAGTGAACCACAGCATCGAGAGAAAACGTTATCCGAATCAATCTGAGCATGTGCGATAAACCATCCACGGATCGCCAAAAGAAAGCTCGCGCCTACTGGCGAAAAGAGAACTGGCCCGAGCAGGACATTTTGTTTTTCCAGGTCGTCTACAAAAAATGTGTTTGCCGTGATTCGTGGCTTGTTAGTTTGCCTGGAATGGATCGCTGGCAGGAAGCGGATCTCCAAGTCTGGGGTGAAGTGACCGCGTGATCAAGATTTTTATTTGCGTCGTCACTTTAACGCTCTTGATCTTTTTCGCAGTGCTCTTTGTAGCGTTTGTATTGTCGCAACGATGAGGCGGACGCGGTATGAGTTTAAAAACGGAGTCCATCAGCCGGTTTTGACGGAGGAAAATGTTCTACGTGAGATCGTGTGGAGACTATGGCTGCAAGCGAAGATAAAAGTCTGGAGGATCAGGGAACGCATCCCGGGGAGAGGCGCGCTTTCGACAGCGGGTATCCCGGATTTGATTGGGTGGATTCCGTTAACCGGGATCGCCGTGTTCATCGAAGTGAAGCGCCCCGGCGGTGTCCACCGGGCTGCGCAAACCCAGTTCATCGACGAAGCAAGGAGGGGTGGTTGCATCGCCTTCTTCGCAGAATCTTGGGATGATGTGGTGCGCGAGCTTGGCGCAGTGGGTATTAAATTACAGTCGTGAAATCTGGCTCGTGATCGCGGTGATGATCTTGATCGGGACGTTTTTGTACTCGTGGAAAATTGACCAAGGGGAGGATTGAATTGAAAGGCAAAGTGAAATGGTTTCAGGACGAAAAAGGATACGGGTTTTTAAGCGGTGACGACGGTATAAATGTTTTTGTGCACTACTCGGCTATCCAGATGCCGGGGCGTAAAACGTTGCGTGAAGGCGATGAAGTGGAATTTGATATCGAGCCGAGCGATAAGGGGCCCAGGGCGAAAAATGTGTCGTTAACTGCAAAATAAAAAACGGAGAAAAAAATGAAAGTCCAAGGTTTAGAAGGCGATTATTGTCCGACGTGCGCATCGGTGTTGGCGTTACGAACTCAAGATCCGAAGCAAGTGCTCGTGATGTGCGGCAGCGTTTGCCATTCGGTGTTGCAATCGAGCGGCGACTACGGACGGCTCCATGTCTCACCGACGCCAGTCAAAGTGCCGGAAGCCAAAACAGACAAGCGATCCGAAGAACGTGACCCAGGCGAGATCGAACAGCATTTGGCAGAGAAAGCCAAGCTTGTCAAAGAACCGAAAAAAAAGGGGAAAACAATATGATCGAATACCGAGGGATTCTGAAAATTATCGGAGTGGCGCTCATGACGTTCGTGTTCTGGCATTCGATGGGGATTTACGGATTGCTCCTGGGCGTAGGTGTGGCGATGGTTGTACTGCCGTAGTGTGGCCTCTTGAATCCATCAAAGCGGCGGCGATCAGCGCAGCGGACCTCGTCAACAAAGTCTATGACCCGTTCGACGACTTCACGCGACCAACACCCCCAAAAGAATCCAAAAAACTCAGTGCACTTGAGCATGAGTTCTACGTCGATCTTGTCGGCGCTTTCTGGGGCTGTGGAGGACGTGTTGTATTGCATCGCATACCCCTTCCTGTGGGGACCCAAATCGATCTGGGTGACCAAGCCATCTGGCACGGTGTGTATACAGCCATGCTCGCATTGCGTTATTACGTCAACGGAGGCGGCAACGAATTATCCGATGCAGTCTCAAACGCCGTCCTCGGGCTCAAGCTCCACCAAACCGCGCACGGGGAAGCGAAACCGCGACTGATCAGGGGGGTAAGCGATGACCTCAAACAATGGCAAGACGACGCCTCAAACGACAGCGCCACCGGACACGTACTCGGGATTTATTTTGCATGGAAATTTGGGCCTGCGGGTTTGCGGACGATGCTGGCGGAATTGGCGACGGGGCTCGCCCGTGAAATTCTTACAAATCGCCACGCACTGGTCCGTGCCGATGGGACACCAACAACTTACGGAGCACTGGAGCAGGGATGGAAAACGGACCCTCTGCGGATCACGCTTGCTCTAGCGATTTACGGCGTTGCCTCCATGCTCGGCCGCGGCGACACGCATCCGTTCATGCAGGCTTACCGAGTATTGTTCGCACGATACAAATCGATCCTGGCGTATCCGAAAGTGAAGTTGCTCTGGAAAGAAAACCAGAACGACACGCACCGGGCCGCGATTCATTTGGCGATTTTGGCGGATCTCACCTTCGGTCAACTCGATCGGGAGATTTACAAAAACGGTCTCGTTCGGTTGCGCCGCATGACCGCCAAGCAAGGCAACGTGTGGGTGAACGCACTCTGTGCATTCGGCCGGCGTTTGCGGTACAGCGAGGACCGCAGCGTGGCACTCAAAGTGTTGAGTGAGTTCACGCTCACAGACAAACAGTTCAACAACGGTCGTGAAAATTATCCGATCCCGATGCCGTACGCCGTGATGGGAGTCCGCGCGGTCAAGTGGGGGGACAAGTACATGGCGAGCCAACCGCTGCCGCGCTACGCGGTGCGTCCGCAGGATTTCTTCTGGCAGCGAAATCTTTACTCGCTTGATCTCGGCAGCACCGGAGCGAACGCGGATTCGCGATTGAACGGCGGCGACTACATGGCCGCGTACTGGCTCTCGCGTCTCACCGGGATTTTGAATGCCGAAGATTAACTGGGGGGCGGTCATGCTTTGGTTTCTACTGGTCTCGGCTGTTTTGTTCGCGGTCGGATATTTTCGGGGGTAGGGGGACTTGACGTCTTTGCAAACAAGGGCTAGACTTGCGGGAACCGAATGGCAACGATCGCCGGTGCCGATCTTGGAGATTCAAAAACTGATGAGTTCACACCTAAATCCTCGTTTCTGGAATCAGTCAAATTCGATCGTAAAGCCAACACTCTCGACATCACATTCAAGTCCGGTTCAATGCGCCGTTACATATCGGTCTTCCCGTCGACCTACGAAAGTTTTCGTCAGTCTCCCGACCACGGATCATTTTTCGCTCGTGCCATCAAAGGGCAGCTCAGCTCAGCTCCTATCGTCAACAAAGACATTGGGCGACAACGTACAACTGCACTTAAAAAAGTCACTCAACGGAGGGTTTTAAATGCTGGAATCAAACGGATCGCAGGGACCGTCGCACGCGCCTTCGGGCCCGGACTTTAACGCAGAATTTCGTCAAGCGCAAGAGACCGGCGATTACGATTTCGTTTTGCGCACCGCGCATCAATCGCACAAGATGCTGTTGGATTTACGCGACGCGGTCAAAGCGGCGATGTACCCGGGGCGCTCAGCGCATTCAATCGCCATGGGGCTTAACTTCATCGAAAACATGATCGGGCAAGCGGCCGGGCAGTTAAGCGCGCTCAGGCAAGCCGAGAAGCAAACGCGCGATGCTTTGAAATCGGGAAACAAAGCGTCGAATTTGGAAGTTGTCGGTCCCGAGAAACCGGATGAGCCGCCGGCCGAAGCACCGCAGGAACCGGCGCCCGAGCAACCCGCAGCCCCGGTAGAAGTGCCACAGGAGCCCGCCAGTGCCTGAGCAGCGAACGTTAGACAACCCGAACGATATCGCCATCCGCGAAAGCCAGAAGATCCAGCGCCTGGAGCAGGGTCGATCAATCGCCGAGCGCGCCGCGGCCGAAAAAAAGAATGTCATCAAGCAATACAGCGAATCGTTTACATTTCGTTTCCGCAAGATCAAAAACGGTTCTTTCTCTGGTCTCTGGGAATTGGCCGCGCTCAAGAAAGACGGCAAGGTGGACGAGATCATCACGGACGCTGACGCGCTCCCGAACGTTCTGGAAGCAATCGGTAACATTTTCGCAAACCGGGGATTTTGAGAATGAAGCGATTTCTCCGCTGGTTCGTAGATTTCTTGGAGCGCAAATTCCCGGACAAAGTCGTGGTCACGGATGCGGCTTACAAGCAGCTTACCGAGACCATGGTAGGGCAAGCGACGCAGATCGTGGAATTAAAGCAGAAGTTGTCCGCGCTTGAGTTGAACCTGATGAACGTAAACACGGCCATGGGGTTCGCCGCCCCCAAGCTCGGGATGCTGGAAAGGTGAATGCCTTTTGTCCCTCGTGCAATTGGCCGATCGAGTCTGCGGTACCCCCAGAACAAGTGGGCTATCGCCTTCCAAAGCCAGGCGGCAAAGGAAAGGTGGTACGCAGCGCAGGACCCGCAGGAGCTGGCCGAAAGCTCAAAGGACTTCGCAAGGTTCTGGGCCCGGTGGTACGTAGGGCACGTTAAGCTGAAAAGGTTTTTGTTCCGTTTCAAGTTCTGGTAGATAAGTAGACACGAAATAGACAGTCGGTCGGTTAGTCAGCCTTCACGGTCTTTGTATCCGTGGATGCTGGCTTTTTTATGCCCAGGGGTATTTAACAAACATGGGAAAAATATAAATGCCGTTTAAAAAGGGTCATGCAGGTGGGCCAGGAAGACCGGAAGGGTCAAAGAATAAAAATTTCACAAACGTGAATTGTTGGCTTGAGGTTGTTTGGAACCATCTGGCGGATATGCAAATGGAGCAGCGTCTCGAACACTCTTGGAAAGCCATCAACGCGCTATTGCCGAAAATCCCGGTGTTGCCGGCCACTCCTGGGGACTCTGTAAACAACGTGGCGGCGACTTTGGCGATTTTGGAGTCCGCGAAGGCTTCTCAGACCTTACCAAACGCACAGACTTTCGATTCTAGCGGGGTAACCAATGGGAATGGCCGCACAGATCACTGAAGCCGATATAAGCGCTGCAATCGGCCTTGCGTGGCAAATTGGCCGACTTGATTACCGGCGCCGCCAGACCCAGAAGTATCTGAAAGCCAAAACCGAGCAAGCCTGGGCACGCGGGTGCCGGAAGATTTACTGGGAGTGCACCAGGCGACTGGGTAAATCAAGCGAACTTCTCGCGACGTTTTCGGAGCATTGCCAACAGACACCCGGATGGCGCGCAGGGTTCTTTGCTCCGGTCAAAGACGGTCTCAAAGATTACATCGAACCGATCATCGAGGAAACGTTCAAAGATTGTCCTTCCCACCTGCGACCGTTCTTCAATGAAGCCAGACTGATGCTGGAGTATGCAAACGGCGCCGTGATTGTCTTCCGGGGTTCGAACAACAAACAGCACCGTATCCGCCGCGGCCAGGAGTTCCATGAAGTCGGTATCGATGAGTGCCGGGACGTGGATGAGCTGGACGTTTTGGTGGACTCGGTTCTGATGCCATCGCTATTTGATAAGGGCGGCCACATGTACATGAGTTCAAGCCCGGCCGACACGCGGTCGCATCCGCTTTTCCGCTACCGTCAGCAGGCTGAATCAGGCGGTTGGTTGATCAAGATCACCATCTGGGACGCCAACAAGATGGACCCGTTTGTCTACCCGATTGAGCGAATCAGAGAATGGCAGCGCGAGACACTGCAATCTGTCGACGGAGAATCCAAGTGGAAACGGGAATACGAATGCGAATGGGTGATCAACGTCAGTCGAGCTGCTGTGCCGGAATGGTCGAACGCTTTCGTCATGGACATCCCGCGTGATCCTTACTACCAGTTCTACCAACACTACGTGGCCATTGACTGGGGCTATCGTGATTTTACCGCTATCGGGTTTGCCACCTACATCTACCGACGCGCCAAACTCCAAGTGGAAGGTGAACTTGCGTTCTCTGGAAAAGAAGTTCGCAGCGACCGAATCTCGGAAGCAATCACCGATCACGCGAAGAAACTCTGGGGACCGGATTGGTCCGCCAGGCAAGTCAGCGATTCCGCAGACCCCATTCTGATCAACGAGCTGAACAAGTTCCCAGGCATGAACGTGGTACCGGTTGAGAAGGCGCATACGCTCGAAGCGATGCTTAACGAGTTCCGCGTGCTCGTGAACCTAGGCAATGTGGTTGTCTCGCCTAAATGCCCGCTCACGCTTCATTGTTTATCAAACGCCATCTGGGATGAGCATCGGAAGAAACTGGATCAAGACGTGTTCGCTCGCCATTTCGATCATCTGATGCAGCTTGTCTACATGACCCGTATCCTGGATACAGCTTCGAACCCGATCCCGCCTGATTTCATGATCGATGGGCAGCGGATCATCGAACTCAATTTCGACAAAAAGAAGTCCCCGACTCAAGCTGGCCGCACGCTTGAGGAAGCGTTCAGCGGGGCGAAGAGGTTCGGATGAGCCAGCTACAGATGAAAAGTGCCACGGTCGACGTCACCGGGTACGTGATCAACCGAGATATCAAACTGCCGTCATGGGTCAAATGCTGTGTCTGCGGGAAACCGCCGACCGCAACGGATTGGCTTAAACCAGTTAATCCTGCACCTGATTGCCGGCGGTTTGTGCATTTAAGTCATATCCATGACGGCCCGCAGCTCTCAGCAGAAGCGGGTTACATAGCGAGGAACGCATGAACAAAGTATTGGCAATCTTGATGCTGTTATGTTTGACGGGGTGCGGGTGTACCAGGAAAGCGCGGGTGGAACAATACCGCTTGGCGTTACGTGACACCAACGTGATCTTGACTGAATGCCAGGAACAGAACGCTCAAAAGAGCGCCATGATCCGCAGGCAGCACGCCCAGATCGCTGCACTCAAGAAACAACGCAGGCAAATGGGTAAGTGAATGATGATCCGTATGTCGCGATCATCGTGGTCCTGGGATGTATCGGGTGGATGCTGGCGATTTACTGGATGATAAAGGCGAAATAAATGGGCGGAATCGATACCACTGACATAACAAAAGGGCCGATGCCGGATAACGCCACGACGTATATGTGGAACCAGCCCA